ATTTAGGTATACCTTATTTTTTACCCATAGAAGTTAAATTTAAAACTATAGTACAAAATTCATTGTTTAGCATTATGGCAAATAATTACAAACAGTTTAGCTTTATGTATTTGGGAAATAAATATTTTGGCTTTATACAAGAAGCAAGCCAAAAGCCTAGCGGAAACGAGAGCCAAATTTGGACCTTAATTTTAGGAACTAATAACAATTTACAAAATTTAATACATGGCTAACAGGCTTGAAATATCGCTACTAAATCCTATAAAACTTGTTGTGCAAAATGCGCAACAAAATTTTAATACTGTGCATTTAGATGATGGCTTGCAAAGCTATCAATTTTTAAGTTTTCAGCAGCACCAAAAATACAACCAAAAATGGCTTGCAACAGATAGCATAAATTTACAACTTGCTTCAAACTTTGGTCCTATCTCATATAAAATTATTGATTGTAAAAACGCAGTTTATAAATCTGGAAATTTTACAACAATAAATACAAGTTACTTTACAAATCCGTTAGTTGGGTATTTTTCAAATATTTCTTTGTCAGGTTTGGCAAACAATATTTATTATTTACAAGTAACTGTTGGGGCAGGTTCTGCTGTTGTAAATTTAATTAGTGAGCCTTTTGAAATTAGAAGTAACTGGCCAAACACAAAGCTTTTAACATACACAAATAGTGAAAACAATTTTAGCTTAATATTTCAAAATGGTGAAACATTTAATTTTAGAGTTGAAGCAGCTTTGCAAGATTTTCAACCGGCAAGCAATGATGTATCTTTTGAAGATGAGCCGGCTAATTTGACAATTTTAAGCTCAAAAATATATAGGACTTACAAAGCTATTTTCGGAACAGCTTTGGGTCTACCGGATTGGGTAGCTGATAAAATTTTAAGAATTTTTGCATGTGATAGTGTTATAATAGATGGCAAAAGCTTTACAAAAAATGATGGCGCAAAGCTTGAGCCAAATAGAGACAGATTAAATGCTTTTGCAGGTTGGTCTTTAGAGCTAAGAGAAAGTAAAGCGCGTACGGCTTATGTCATAGAAAATAACATATCATTAGATTTAAGTATTTCAGTGCTTTACGATTTAGAAGTGGTTGCTTTTGGTGACTTAAACAATCCGCCGTTTTCAACTGATTTAGTAATTTCAAAAAATGAATAATGGGAGAAATAAAAATTGCTGTATCAGCAACATCAAACACAAATGATTTGCGCGTAATTTTATATAAAACATCTGCACCAAATACTGTTGCCTATTTTCAAGATGTTTTAGCGCCGCACATATCTTCTCAAGCTTTGGCCTTTAGCCCAATTGATGACGATACATATTTTGTAAAAGTATTTGAACTTATTTCTACAAGTCCTGTTGTTTTAGGGCAAATGCTTTTTAGCCAAATAATGTCAACTAAGCAAAAAGACGTTAGCCAATTACCAAATTTACAATTGATAGGTGGCGTTGATATGGCAGCAAATCAAGATACTTTTGATGGCGCAGCTTTAGATGCAAAGTATCAAGGCCTAATTGCGAATACAGACTATTGGGTAGAACGTCGTGGGCAGGGTACTTTTGTTGAAGTCAATGACAACCCACCATTTGGGTTTGTGCTTACAAATGGCGCGCAATTTAATACCGATGAAGTTTTTACTTTACATTTTTACCCTAAAATAAAAATAACAGTTCAGCCAAGCCAAGCCCAACAAACAACAGCTTTGGAAAAATTTGTAACTGTTGCGGCAGATACAACACTAGATTTTGCAACTTATGGTAATTCAACTGTATGTATTGAAAGCAGCAGCTTATCAATAACTTTGCTTTTAGATTTTTTAGTAAACATGCCTGACGGCTCATGGCTTAAATTTGTAACAAATAAAGGCAATCAAATTAATACTGTTATAAAAGCGCAAACTGGTGAGCAAATAAAATACAGACAATTTGGTGCTTTGCCAAATTTATCGGAAATAATACTTGGTAATAATGCCTACTTAAAAATAGCAAAAAATAACAGCATTTTTGAAGTAGTTTATTTTTCAGAAAATTATTCAAAAATAGGAAACATTGAATTTGGAACTAAAGTTGATGTTAACCAAATAATAGCCGACGGTGCAGCAAGCTCAGGTAACGAACTTTCAAGGTCTGAGTACCCTAGGCTATTTTATATTGTATCGCAAATGACAAGCGGCGTTGCAGCTTCAAAAGCAGCTTGGCTTGCTGGCTCAAAATCAAACTATCATTTAGGTGACGGCTCAACAACTTTTGGCATTCCAGATTTGCGCGGGCATTTTCCAAGGTTTATGGATTTAGGCGCTGGTGTAGATGCTGAACGCGTTTTTTTAGGTTTAGCAAATGTGCCTTTAACAAAGCAAGCTGATGCCTTTAAGAGCCATAAGCACGCAATCCCAGTTGGTACGGTTGGTGCTTCTTTTTTTGGTAAATTAATTGGAGCTTTTGCAGGCAAAGGCAACTACAACGGGTCTTCAACAGGTGATATTGATTTGACGTCTGAACCATATGACCTTTCAACACCGGCAAATCAAATACCTACACAAACTGAAACTAAACCAAAAAACATAGTTTTTTATCCACTTATAAATATTTAAATACATGAAAAAAACGTTAACGTTAGTTTTTATTTTTAGCTTTTTATTAGCTAAAAGTCAGTCTTGGAATAATCAACCCGGTACTTTTTCAAGGCCTTCAGGCATGTGGCCTTTGACTGTTTTAAAGTTGCCAAGTGACACAGCAACTAACAAAACTGGCCTTGCACAACTAGGCCAAGTTATTTATTTTGGCAATGGTGTATATTGGCAAAATATCAAAACGCAAATTGATGATACGTCAATCGTACAAATAAATAGAGGTGGCACTAGTAGCAGTACTGCAAGTGTTGCGAGAGATTCGTTAGGCGTGCCTTACGCTAAGGTTTACGACTTGGTAGGTAAATTTATTATAGCATGTTGGGGTGATAGCTTCACACAAGGTGCAGGTAGTAGCGGTGGTGCTAATTTAGATTACCCAAATCAACTAAGTAATATTTCTGGCTTTTCTAATTATAACGGCGGTATCGGCGGTCAAAGTTCTGGTCAAATAAGAGATAGAATGCTAGCAGATATACCTAAGCATGGCTACCCTACTATTATTTGGGCAGGGCGAAATGATTACACAGATACCACTAATGTAAAGACTTACATTAACGACATGGTTTTGGCGTTAGGCAACAACCCTAATTACATTGTTTTGTCAATTCTTAATGGTAGCATGGGCGCTAACGAGATGAAAGGCGGTGCAGGATATAACACAATTATAGCCTTAAATAAAGCCTTAGAAAGAGCCTACGGTAGCCATTACGTAGATGTAAGAAAAACGCTTGTAGAGGCTTACAATCCTGCAATACCTTACGATGTATATTGTTATAATCAAGACATACCGCCACTTTCTTTACGTGGTGATAGTTTGCACTTAAATGATGCAGGCTATTTAGTTGTTGCTAAAAAAGTATTTGAAAATTTATCACAGTTAACTAATCCCGTAGTTCACGTAGGCAGTATTAATTATTTGCTTAAAAACCCGTTAAAATTAAATTCCACATTACAGGTAGATAGTACATTAACTGTGTTACGTGAAATAAATAGTGGTGCCATAAGCGTAACAGGTGGCATTACCTCTAGTGGCACTAGAGAAGGATTTAGAATTAATGACGACAATGCGTATGTTGGATTTCACAACGGTGCAGGCACAACAAGAACAGGTTACTTACAATTTAACGCAGGCGGTGACGTTCTTTTGAACGGTGAAAACTCATCTGCTATAACAATTGCAGGCGCACCGGTTAAAGTGCTTAATCAAAATTTTTCTGTTGCCGTTGGTAGTACTTTATTAGGTAGCGATGTAGACGCAGGCACAGGCAAACTACAAGTTACAGGTAACGCAAGCATAGTAGGTAATACAAATATTGTAGGCAACGAGACTGTTAATGGTGTTTTGAACACGATGAACTAATTGATATAAAAGCAAAAGTTAAAAAAATTAATCTCATATTAAACCGTTAATTATGGCAAACACTTCAAATTTAAAAGACACTATAACTACCATTGCAGGACTTGCATTTGCAATATGTAGTGGTATGTTATCTTTAGATTTACCACAAAATGTAAAAGTAATTCTAGGAATTATTGTAGCTATTTCAGGTGGGCTTATTGGTTACTTCACTGGTAAAAGTCCTAGGGGTGTTAACAAAACTGATAACCAATTAAGTGACCAAAACAAGAAAAATTTATAACCCATGAAATACTACTTAATTGTAATTTTAATAATCCTTAGTGGTTGTAGAGCTGCTAAGGATTCTTCTGCTGTGAAGAGAGTGAGTGCAGATTACGCTCTACTTAATCAAGTCAAGCCTTTAGTGGATAGATTATGGCCATGTATCAATGATACTGTAGTTAGAATTAAAAAAGGTAAAATTGATAGTATTCCTTACAATGTGTACATTCCAATTTTAGTAGATACAATTGACAGAAATAGAATTGTAGATAGTGTTGCTGCACAGCAGAAAAACTGTTTAACCGCTATGGTTCAATCTTATAACGAAGGTTTTAAAGCTGCTGAGAAGAAATATGCTAGACTTAAAGTTCCAGTACCTACACCTGATACAGTTATTAATACGATAGAAAACACACGTAAACTGGATATTGCTAACTCAAGTAGATTTAGTGCATTACTACAACTCTCAGCCTCTCAATCCGCAGCAGACAATTTCAAAAGTGAACGCAACATTCTATTCTTTATTGTACTAGGTTTAATACTTGGTATAGGAATTGGCTTATTTTTCAAGCTTAAACCTAGGTTATGAAACTTACGGAAATAGCATCAGGCTGGTTCAATTTTATTCAAGCATCTCCTGAACACCAGCAAATGATTAATTACCGTTTAGCTCTTTGTGATAAGTGTGAACACAAAAAACAACTCAGCTCAATCGGAAAAAGCATACTTCAAGCTGTTAATGATAAAGCTTCAATATTTTATTGCGGTTCATGTCATTGTCCACTGGCTTCTAAAACTGCTGCACCAGAAGCAGCTTGTCCTTTAAATAAATGGTCAAATTGGGTAACTCCACAAACTTACTACTAATGATACAAAAACTTATTGACAAAATTATTCAAGTAATTAGATACTTTGAAACTAGTAAAATTACTGGGGCTGATTACGGTGCAATTTCTATCTATAAAGATGGCCCAGGTAATCGAGAACAATTGACCTATGGTGCATCACAAACTACCGAGTATGGTAATTTAAAAGACTTACTACAAATGTATATTGATGCTAAAGGTAGTAAAGCTTCAAAATTTAAACCTTATATTGCTGAAATAGGCAACTTAAAACTCCCATCTCTCACAACAGATAAAGTGTTCATGGATTTGATCAAAGTTGCTTCTGAAGATCCAATTATGCATCAAGTACAAGATGCTTTTTTTATGAAACATTACTTTAACCCTGCTCAAACTTGGTTCACTAAAAATGGTTTCACATTACCACTATCTCTGTTAGTAATTTACGACAGCTATGTACATTCAGGTTCAATTCCTGACTTTCTTAGAAATAAATTTGGTGCTAAAACACCTGCTAATGGTGGTGATGAGAAAACTTGGATTAACCTCTATGTTGAAACTAGAGATGAGTGGTTAGAAAATAACACTACCAGACCTATATTACAGAAAACAGATTATCGTACAGATAGTTTTATTCATGCAATCAGACAAGGTAACTGGTTATTAGATAAACCATTTGAGGTAGTGAATTTTAAAGAAAAGGATGAAAGTGATACACCTAAAGTACAAGCAAGTATAAAATAAGCCAATCGGTTAAAAAAGGGTAGAGCTTAATAGTTCTACCCTTTTTCATTTAGTCTATTACTTGCCAGTCTTCAGCAAGTACATCTGTTTGTGATGCCAACCAAGGCACTACATTTTCTTGTGCGGTTTTCATGGCAATATAAGCGCCGTAAGGTACCATACCACTTGGAAACGCTGCTTTAGCTATTTCTGTCATAGCTGGATACTCTGCTGCTGGTACATAATAAAGAAACATCCCTTTACCGTTCCAACCTGTTCTTGATACTGACTTACCTTCTTTTAAGGCAATCAAAGCTGTTCCAAAATCCATGTTACTGTATATTTTGAAGGTTAATAAAACTTGATTCTGCTGGTGGTGAAAGAAGTTCGTCAGGTAAATGAATTTCCTGAACTTGTAATATTTCCATCCACGCATTTCTCAACTCACTACGATTATCTAATGCCATCAGTATAGCATCAGTGTGTGGTATTTGGCTTTCATCGAGTACTTCATAGGTTAATGAACTGCTAGTTTTAATTATTCGCTTAGCTTCTTCTGAAAATTGAGAATACTTACCTGTAAGAAACATTTGTAAATCAGCAAGCCACTTATCTGGTATTTCAAACACTAAGTAATCATGTGTTTTATTAAAAATTACTGATTTATAATAATTGGAACAGCTAGCAACCATTGCTAATTGTGCATCAATTACTTTAACTACAATTAGATTCTCATTCTTTATAAGATAAGCGTTATCAAAATTACTCAGCCCAAATATCTCAGGATTCAATCCCAGCAGAGGAAGCACATACCACGTACACAGGTTCTTTTCATTCAACTTCTCCACGAAAGGATCTGACATATTCACTACTGTTTTTAATTAACTTGATGTAATCTTCAACTACAAAACCATAAGTAGGCCATAGTTCATGCGTAGGGGTCATCATTTGAATAACAAATTGAGTTTCTTCAAAAATAATGTTACCATAATAAGCCCCATATTGTTTTTGATAAGCTAATTTAACTTCAGTTTTCCACAACATTTCTGATGTTTCGTTAAGCAGTTTATCAGCTTTGACTATGCCCATGTTGGTCACACCATTTACGTTATCAGTGCCGTCCCCAACCAGCAGTTGTGTGTAGAAATTTCTCAATGCTTCTTTAGTACTTACTATCTCTACACCCTTATGCTTTTCAGTACCAAGTTCTTTGTAGTTGTAGAAAGCACCGGGCATTTGTTTAAGGTCTTTATCTGGCGAACAAATTATACCTTTAACTACCGATGAAAGATAAGCTACTACATCATCTGTTTCTAACCAAGCAGGTGCACACACAAATCCCCAACGTTCAATCAATCGGCGACGAATATGTGGTTCCCAAAACTTAATCCACTCATCTTTTTCACCACTGCGGTTACCTTTGTATGGTTTGTACTTGTACACATCATACCTAAAGCACTTACCACTATTCTCAGATGCTAATATACCAATGAACTTAGACGCTCCTGTAATTAACAGGAAATCATTCATAAAACTATCTACAGCTTCATTAGTTCGTTCTATATCAGTATGTTCTTTCTGAAACCATCCAATCATATAAGGGATTGCATCCCCATCAATAACTAGAATGTCAGAGTAATCTTGCTGCTGCGGCATTGATTGTTTCAAGTCGTCCATGAACTAATTTATAAATAACTTCAACACCCATTGTTTCTTTACGTGCTAAACTTATTACTATAAGGTTAGCCATTACTCTATGCACTTGACTAATAGATAATTTAGTAATCGCAGCTAATTGCTTAGAGGAAAGTTCTTGGTTATCTACTAAAGCTTGAATAACAAGTATAGAATTAGGTGTTGATATAGTTGAAAAAATATCAGCAGCTTTTTTATAGGCTGCTGATGGTATTGTTTGCTGCATTCTTTCGATTTAATCGCTCAAGATTAGTTTTTGCTTGATGGCAAGTTTTACAAAGCACTTGAAATGCTGCTGGGTCTTCTGGTGTAAGATTCTTTACAAACTGAGGTAAATCTTCTAAACACAGCAGACTACCACAGGATTCGATATGGTCAATGTTTATGTCTTTGCGTGCATACCATTTAGTACAATTACAGCATTTGTACTCAAATTTTAAACGCTTATTACTGCTTTGTGATTTCCGTTTAGCTGCATCGAGAGCTGTTTTCATTGGTAACCACCACATAAATGCACGTCTTAAAGTACTTCTGATTTTTGCATGGTATGCAGCTTCAGTCATTGTACCTGCATTTCTAGTTTTAATTGCTTTTGCCATAGTTTTAAAAGTAAAATCTGTTAATAACTACCTGTACATTCATCCATTTAAGGGTAAGAGCTTTGCAGCCGAAATAATCTTCTTCTTTATTAACAGATTTTTACAAACTTAAAGCAAATTCTTTCTCTCGTCCAAATCTGCTGCAATTTTATCAATATCCTGCTGAGATTGCGCTACAGCAGCTTCAATCAACTGAGCGTATTCAGCATCAGTAAGTTTAGCATACTCACTGCTGTGGTAAATGGATTTGTTAACACCTGCAAAACTACTATGTACAAAATACTGTTTAAAAGTCATTGCACCATCACTTGAATTGGTAATACCATAAATATGCATAGGATCAACAAAAATGTTGTGAGTAACAGTACCTTCACTTTGGTAGTTTCTAATGTAATTCAAATTACCTCCATGAAGCCCTTTACAACCAGGGTTACCAACTTTATCCCAACTATCCAAATAATGAACTTGACCTACACGAATAAAATGTCCTTCTTTATCGCCACAGAAGAAAGCATCCCCGCCATTACTCATAACAGCAGGTTCAAACAATCTTTCCTCCACAAATTCAGGTTTTTTGTAAGTAACTAAACCAGTATCAGGATCAATTTCTTTACCATATCGACTTTTTTCTACGGCATCTTCATTTTCGTTAAGTTCATAACGTTTCAAGATTTCATTTGAAACTTTATAAAGATTCAAAATACCTTCTTGAGTAATAGCAACTTGTTTAGTTGTTGCCATAGCTCTTGCCACTTCTAAACTTACACCTTGTTTATCTACTAAAGTGGCAGCAAAATCAGTGTTTACATAATCAGCATCAATGTAAGTTGAAAATTTATCACCTCTCTCAGCAGAATAAGCAGGACGACCTTCAACTGGACGAATAAATCTAGCCCAGCATTTTACCAATGGCATTACATCAATCTTCTTTTCAACTGAAGTGATAATTCTATCTACCAAAGCTTTAGGTAATGGAATAGAACTAACTTTACCATTAATTTGAAGATAGATTTTACCAGTGAATTGATTTACCCAAAGATATTGACCGCCCTTAGCGTGTTCAACAAGCTCTTTGTAATCTTCCTTGGTTAACAATTCAAAGTCTTCTAACAAAACTTTAAGTTCATCCATGTCAGCAACTGAAGCCGCTTTAGCTTCTAGTTCTTTCATTTGTGCGTACTTCTGTTCACTGAACTTTACACCAAAGGGTTTACCATTGTAAGACCCTGTTAAAAAATCACCAACTACATTAACTGTAATCATCATTGTGCTTGGTTTAATAGAGGAACCCCTCTGTATGTGAAATAATGTTGAATTGCTTCCTCTTGCTCAGCAGATAAACTCATAGCCTCTGTTAAACGTGATACCATATTCAGCATCGCTTTAACTGGTTGAGCCCAATCTATCAGCTCCAAATATAAGTCATAAAGCTCAGTATCAATTGCTTTACCATCTTCAATTTCAACACCAGGTTGTGGATTAAATAGTTCAAGTGCAAGCTGAGATATAGACTCTTTATCATCTGGATTTGCTTTTACGAAGAGTTGAAACTGTCCAACTTTATCTAAATGAGAAATCAATTGACCTGTAGTTGTATCATCGGCACCAAGAATGTCAGTACCAATAGTCATACTACGCCAATAATCAAAAACATACTTTTTCAACTTAATGTACTGAGCATGTTTTTCTGCTGATAAAGATGTAAAGCCGTTGAGGAATTCTAAATCGCTCAACTTATCTTGTAACAATCT